CTCGATGCACGATCCAGCCTCGATGCACTCTCCAGCCTCGATGCCCCATCCAGCCTCGATGCCCGATCCAGCCTCGATGCCCCATCCAGCCTCGATGCCCCATCCAGCCTCGATGCCCCATCCAGCCTTGATGCCCTCTCCAGCCTCGATGCCCCATCCAGCCTTGATGCCCCATCCAGCCTCGATGCCCGATCCAGCGGCGGCCCAAATATGACCGGAAGCGTTAATTGAGTCAAATTTTAAGTATCCTAGACCACCATCAATTTCGATGTGGCCTTGAAAGTCGGATACATCGGTTTTGCCGATATATTCCTTCCAATAATAAACGGTCTCTTTAAAGTCTTTGGCGTACAATTTTAATGTTTTCATTTTTTATCCTCCCCTAGCATTTTAATCAAACAACTTCCCAGGCTAAACGCCGCGAACACTTTTTGACTTCCTTCCTGTCTCAACTCAAACCGGCCCATTTTATCTATCAATACCGTAAAAGGACCATGCTTTTTTAGTACCGCTTCCATTAATTTGTTTATCATTGTTCTTCCTCCAATGAATTAATAACTATTTCTCTCCGCCGGAGTTCCATTTGTATGTCTTACATTTAGGACACATTTTCGGTAACTCTTTTGGATCTTCTGATTTTCTTTTGTCCCATTCGTACCCACACGAAGGTTTATCGCAGGTGCAGTGAATGGTCTTTACACTAATAATTTTTATCATATTTATATCTTACTTATTGATAATAATAATGTCAAGCATTAGTTATTTTTCACCCCCGACAATTTTAATTTCCTTCTTATTTCCGGTAATTATTTTGTTTAACAAACTTTTCTTTTCCTCTTCCTGTTGCTTCCGGATCGCTTCTTTTTCTACCTCATTGGCATTAGCATCAATGGCATAGTGGCAAACTTTATATTTCTTACCGCTACCGCAATAACAAGGTAGGTTTCTTTTGTGTCCTGAAAATAATTCTTTCATAGTTTTAAGCCAATTTTTTAACCGTTAATATTCTTCTACCCTTATATTTCTTCTCCCCTGTAGCCTTCTCAAACTCCACCAGCAAATCAGATAAGCTAAGTTGGTATTGTTTCCGGATCCAGTTTACATCTCTGTTCTTGGACCGGTACATGGCCAAATCCTTGTTTTCCTTAAACAGTTTCTTTTTAATATCTTTCTTCTGGTCCTGTAGTGATTTAATTTGCACCACCGTTCTCGAATACTCCGAATTGTTATTTAAAATCTTTTCCATTTCCTCCTTGTTTTTTTTTACCTCCACTTTCGCGGATTCAATACTGCTAATCGCCACTGATATTTTTTCTTCTATTTGTGTCATTTCATTTTTTAATAATTAATAATAAATTTATCGCCATTGAGATAATCAAAGCTACTCCGATCAAGTACACCTCTGATTTTGAGTACACCACCTTTTTAAATTGTTTTATTGTTTTCATTTTTTAAGTAAATTCTGTAACTGTTTTCTAATTTTTGATCCATCAGCCAAACCTTTAGTAATTGGTATACTGGGTATGATCCGGCGTAACTCTGTTTTCCAGTTTTCATTTCTTACCCTCAATGCTTCCTCACACAATATTCCACCATTTTCTAGTCCGGCATCCATTCCGGCCCGGTAGCCACGACCAAATCGAGTAACACTAAAATAATCGTTCCAGAAATTTATTACTCTAGTAAAAACATTCATACCTTTTTATTAATTTTTAATTGTTTAACCTTCCACATAAATAATGCCGCCCTGTTGTTGGCGTTTGAATCAGCCACAAAAGATAGCGCTCTATCTAACAGGGCAGTATTATTTAATTTAGCGAGGCGCATATATATTCCAATATGCTTCCGATCATTCAGTTTGTCGGCTAGTCTTAATGCGTAGTCCTGAAATTCTTGTGTCACTCTGGTACTTTTTTCTTTCTTTACTTCGTATTTATTAAAAATCTCTCCCAAAGTTTGGACCGATTTTAAAACTTTACTGGTGTTTCCAATCATAGTATCCCTCCTATACAAATTTTCTTACTTAATTCCGGATCCCTAAAATCTCTCAAAACCGCATAAAGTAAATGTCTCTCACCCCTGTATCCTTCGCTGGTTAGTGGGTGGTGGTGGCTGTTATGGTTAAATATATCTTTCTTTAATCTAGCAAAGCCACTCGGATATACTTCAAGCAATCCCCAACCGTCCGGTAAATCACTTTCCTTCAATAATCCCTTTGGACAACAATACACCCGGTAGTTACCAACCATTGTTCCATTAATTCGACTATATTTTTTTTGATCTCTCTTAAAATCCGCCCGGCTTACTTTACATTCCACCAAAATAGAATCACTTAAATTAAGTCCAACAACGTCCGGTATTTCTCCAAATGTTTCACTTCTTTCCATTACCACTACACCAAATCTCCCCTTACACCAGTGAAAAGCAATCTCTACCAGTTTATGGTGTGAGTACGTTTCCATTTCAGATAATTTTAATTTAGGTAATAAAGATAAATCTTCCATGTTTTTTAACCATTGTCGTGAAGCCAACTAATAACAAACAAACAAAAATCTATTATCAACGCGTTTAGGTGGTTAAGTTTTCCTGATTCATTCAAACGTACTCCGTTATCTCTAAATTCCTTTTCAAAATATCTTAATTGTTGTTCTTTCCTGTAGTCAATCATTTTTCTCTCCTTTCAAAATCTTTAACCGGTAATACTCCAATGGCCCGGCCCTTCTTATTGGTCCATGTGCTTCGATATTTCACTAGTAATTCAGTAGCGGTGGTTGATTCAATCTCATAAATCACCTTTCTATTTTTTCCTAAATAAAACTTAAAAACTAGATTTTTGACAAATAAAACAGTGTCTATCCCCACCACCAGGCTTCGCTTGCCCTCTTCAAATTGATCCATCTTACTCATGTAGCAATTCTTGACAGTAAAGATCTTATCCTTCGTCACACCGGGCCTAGCACCGGTTCCTATCATGCCATTTACCAACTTCAACAACTCTTCTTGGCTTATTCCGGTGATGTCGTAATACCGGCAGTTGGCTAATAACAATTTCATATTAGTATCGCCGGATGCCATTACCTCTTCTGCCTTAGCAATACTAAATAATCTACTTTTATACCTTTTCTCGTATCTATCCACAATATTTTCTTCATTCTCGGTTAGTGGTACCCAATTCTTACAAAAATCACATTTATCTAAACCTAAACAGGCTTTGTATTGATATTCAAACCTCATATCTAGCCCAGGTGCTATCGCCAATTCCATATTTAATCCAGGTACAGCCATTACCGACAAAGTTAAACATGATCCGGTTTGAAGTCGGGGGTATTCTTTTAACTCTGGCCCAATGTATCGGTATTTCATTTGAATTCAACAATAAATTTATAAGGTTTATCTCCGGGTTTATAACAAAATGGACATTCAAGAGTAAAAGTACTGTCCGGATCCGCTACCACCTCTCCAAATTCAAATAGATTTTCCCTTTGACAATTAGGACAATTACAAGTGTAATAGTTTTTCTCTATTCCCTCTTGTACCGTTCCTTCTAAATATTTTGCTATTGCGATTAACATATTTTTAATACCTCATTTGATCCCGACATTTGTGTCGGGACCTATCAAGCATTAAAAAGGTCTACCGGCATCGTGCGCGGCTTTAGCTTCCTCTTCCGTTTCCTCTCCGGTTCCGGGAATGTCTTGGATCTTTCTACCTTCGCTGTCATATCCTGGCTTACCTTTATTCGGATTGACTTCTACCTTCACCGGGGTAGTTTCATCATCCTCAAAGTTGGCTTTATCCAATACTCCGGCGTATTCTGCAAAAGCAGTAGCCATAATCTCCATTTCCTCTTCATCAAATTTATTGGCTTCAATTTGAAAAGCTGGTGTGTAATAATCGTAGTCTTTGGTTTGGACAAACTCCGAAGAAATTACCACCGGGAAACGATACGATGATGTAATTCCTTTCTTTTTAAACTCCATCATCAGCCTTCCAACAGCGGAGAATCCACCCTTGGTAATATTCATCAAAAAAGGTGTAAGTGTGGTGGTATCAATGGCTAGGACCTTGATTATTGCCTCTTCTACATCCATACGGTCTTTCTTGACGGTGTGCTTCCCCATTTTAGTTCGGAGAATAGCAACTCGAATAGATTTAACCTCTTCACCGATGTCGGTGTAAAAACTCCCGGCTTCCGCCCTGGTATCATCTCCAAGCATTACTCCCTTAGAGTTTTGTTGGACCAAACGATAATATCCAAGTGGAATTATCGAGGTTGGTAATTCATCGAATCCGGAAACGCCAATAGAATGTTTAACGGCTACCGCCACTTCATCGTGGTGTTCTACTCGTGCCGGGGCCATTGATGGTTCCGCCGGTGGGTTCTTTTCGGCCTTTGCTTCACCAAAAATTTGATCTCTAACTTCTCTCGCTCTATCGATTCCTTTTTTTGTATCTGACATTTTTATCTTCCTTTAAAAAATAATAATTATTAAATGACTTAAAAAATCTTTCAGCCGCGAATCTTAGAGGAGCCACCACCGAAAGATCTTTAAAATCATTTAGTTAGATTAGTTTACTTATTGATAATAAATCTGTCAACAAGTAGGTTTTTCTCCGGATATTTTGCCTGTTTTGCCCATCTAAATAAGCACTTGATACAAAATCCTGTATCAAACCACCTTTCATTCTGACAATTAGCGACTTTACACTTTTCTTTAGAATCCACTGAATTTAATTAAAACCTTTAAATCCAGATCTTTTTTACATTCCGTACAAAGCCAGCGCGGCTCTTCCAGGTTATCGGCAATTATGTATGGTTTGGTTTGTCTAGTCTTACTTTTGCAATATTGGCATCTTTTTATTTCTTTAGCGTCCATGATTCTCCCTCCCATTCACTTAATCCACCACAAATAACACAACAATTCTTTTTACCAATATATTCTCCCGGTTCGTGTTTACATTCCGCCCGGATTTTTTGCTCTACTTTCTCTTTATTAATTGCATCCGTAACTTTTACAGCAGGCCACCAGGTATTCCCTTTTAATGTTAATAAAAGAAAATCCGCAGTTTGATCATCGATACTGATATTCATAATTTTTTTTAACTTTTAATTTGCTTGGGATCAAGTATTTACTCTATGGAGCAGATTGTACTAGATTGATACCATACATGCAGAAGGACAGATTGAGAAGGAACGAATCTCCCCCTACCCCCTCTTTAGAGTTTTAGACAATCCGAACCGGTCACTTGATATGCCGGAGGGTAGGCAGGTTCTAAGCCTTGATACCTAACACTCTTTTCTTTACACATGCCGAAGTCGAGTATTCGTTAGTGTCTCTTTCTTGTTCTCAATTTATAAAGCGGAAACAAGATATTCTCCATCCGCTATTTTTTGCCGCAAAAATATCCGGCAATGTCAATACCAGTTGGAAATTAATTAACTTCCTTCTGAAATCAAACTTTTATTTTGATTTTTAGGAAAAAGAACGAGCGTGTTTGGAAATAAAACAATACCTTTACAGTCTTTGACTATTTTTATATTCGGGGCCGGTCTATTGATCAATTGAAACGAAGTGGGGAGATTACTTGACACAAAAAATCCGCTATTCACTTGCGGGTTGGTTTGGTCTTGGGGTATAATTTGCATAGGTGTCGTTACCTAAAACTATAGTCCCTCGCTAGTTCGCTAGTCAAGGGGCTATTTTTATTTACGGTGTTTTTGTTTATGTATTTTCCTCAATCCACTTTCTAGTATGTCCACCTCTAGTTTCCCTGATCCTCTTTTGAATTAAATAAACTCCGTTTCTATCTCCCAATTCCTGATGATATTTTAAATGATCATCTAAACATTGCACCCGGCCATTGTTTGGATTATCGTAGCAGTCCTTAGAATGATCATGGTCAACGTGGGAGCAGTCAAGTAACCACCCTTCATCAAAACGCTTGCCACAGTCAACACACTCACCAGAATCACGCCTAATAATTGTTTGTCGGGACCCAATAGAAAAGGCGGCAGTACTTAATCCATAAACGGCGGCGATTCCCATAATTCCGGTTATCAATTCTTTTCTCACTAAAAGAATATCCCACCGGCACCAAAACTAAAACACCAATTTCTTTATTTTTACTTTTTCGATATATTCAAAGTAGTCAAACAATTCCTTCCCCTTTTTTCTTGAAAATAACCACCAATGGTATAATTAAGGTGGACTATTAGACCAAATACCCCTCGTTGATAACTAACCGTCACGTTATGTTTTAATCCGAAGGGTATTTTTTTGGTTTTATTTACTAGCTTTATCTCCGACTACCTGGCTGACTTTGTACAGTCCGGATCCGGCAATGGCAACTTCAATTGCAGTTTTAATATGATCAAGTAAAACATTTCCAAATGCCGGGGGAATAAAACTAACAGCAAAAGCCACCAATAAAGATATGACTACTTTGGTTTTGCTATCCATATTCGGTTTATACATTCCGATGATATTGACAGCGCCAATAACGAATAAAAGGGCAAGAGATGCAGATGCTAAATTTATTTCAGTGAGTTCCATTTTTGTTTTTAAATTAATAATTTTAAGTTTTAAAAAATAATTTGGTACTTCCTTTAAATTGTCTTTTAACTATTTTTTTAGCACCGTCATATATGTTTACTTTTCCAAATTCTCCAAAAGTTTTTTCTTTGGAAAACAGTTTATAAATACTACTTCTTCTTAATATAAATTTACCATACTTTTCGTGAAGAGAATGGTGGCACTGACAACAAAGAGTAATTAAATTTGAGGGACTATTATTTTCGGTGTCAACATCAATGTGATGGACTATCAATTTATTAGTTGTCTGGCCATCTTCATTGCAACCGCAACACTGACATTTATTTTCATCTCTAGTAAAAACTATTTTTCTATTTTTATAAAATAATTTAGGATAAGAAAACTTCCCCAACTTTAAACTTTTACAGTGTGAACATAGTCTAAATTGTGGAGTTTTTGATGGAAATTCTACACCGCATTTTTTACAAATCAGTTTATATGGATACGTAGTCATAATTTAATATACCACCCTTCTACAGCACTTTTACAACCAAACCGCTAACCAAAAAACTTTTAGGCCAATTTGTTTGGTCTAAGCCAACCAATAATCTTTGGTGATAGGTAATTGTGATTGACAAAGTGACAAGTTCCGGTACCAATGAAGTTACCCTTGTCATCGTAGTATCCCCGGACCGGCCAGTTCTGATCCATTGAAGTTAGTCCCCACCAACTAGCGCTTTTACAAATGGAAATATGACCGTAGGGCAATGCTTTACTAGCGGCCCAGATGATCACATCACCCTTGCGCGCTACAGCAGTCCAGGTGTTTTCAATTCTTGTATAAAATGCTATTGGATAATTGGTCCAGTAAGCAATAGCATTTCCGGATACTGCTGGGGCCTTCACTACATCGCGATTATAAAACTTAAATTCATCCGTACACTGGTTTCCAAACACATGATCAAAGTCGCATGGCTTATTTAGCCATTGATTAAAGAAATCATCCACCGGATCCACACAATACTCCATAAATCTCTGTTCTGCTATCCTAGGATCCCCGTAGGCGACGTTTTTGGCATCAATCCAACTATATCCCCGATTGGTCAAAGCCACGATTAATTTCTGTTTGTTCTCTTCACTCATAGAAAGAATATATCACTAATTACTTTCCGGATTTTTTGATTACCTTTTTTACTGGCTTTTTTCCTTTCTTATGTTCCGCTAGATATTTTGCTAATCCGGCTGGTATCTTCCCTTTTGGCATTATTTTATTTAATTAATAACTTTGGTGTTGGATTAGGTGACGGTCTAGCAGTGACATTGAATTTTTCTGAATAAAAAGAATGATATTTTTCTATGCCATTTAGTTTGTAATTCAAGACACCCTCAAAAAAATATTCACCGGGGATTCTGTCGCATGATAAATCCCATTGTGTAGTTATCACCGCCTCACCGATAGTAAGTGGTATATCTCTCTCCTGATATGCTACCCGATTTTTATTATTAGATTTGTCTACTTTATAAAGATTCAAGGCTAGATTCACCGATCCTTTACCATCAATCAATGATTCTTTGGTAAAACTAACGGTAACTGAATCGCAAGGATAATGTGGGGTCCTCTGATCAACTGCTACCGGTGAATAAATTTTGTAATAATCGGTTTTATCAAAGTAAGTTAAATAAGTTTTAGGTATAAAGTAACCCATGACGGAAAAAGCCATTCCGAATATCATGGCAAACATTAATCTCTCTACAATATCGTGTTTCATTCTCTTTTTGTACTCCTATAGAAAAAACCGACAATTGCCCCCATCAATCCATGAACTGCCACTGGCGTTTCATAAGAGGGCGTGGCTATATCAACAATCATTGATACTGCCCAAACTGCGGTTACAACAAATAATACTAGATTGGAATTTAAGGCTTTACTATCTTGTTTATTATAAAAGAACCGACCGGCAAAGATTCCAGTTAATAATCCTGAAAGGTATGCCAATATGCCAATGATTAGTTCGTTCATAATAAAAAGAATATATCAGTTATTAGGATAAATGTTTAATTTTGAAGATTTGTAATATTTCTCTCGGCCAACTAGGATTAAAGTGTTTATCTAGTAGATAAAGTGGCAAATAAATTACTACTAGGCCGATAAAAAACCACTTCTCCAAAATAAAAACAAACAGTGTCCCCACTCCCAAACTGATAAACATAAAAATTATTCCAATTAGGATGTTCACTTTATTCCTAGATAGGTTTTGATTTCAGTGACTTCCTTTTCAGTGAATTCTTTAATATTTAACTCTTTTTTGGTGGCCTCGTCCATATTCTGTACTACTTTCCACAAATAGACTTGGCCTTTAAAATCATTTGGATCTTTTGATATTGTTCCTCGGCCCCGATTGTACGATGCAATGGCTTTGTTCCAATCTCCATCAAATTTCTTTAATCCATATTCCAATTCTTTTTTGGCAAGGGGAATAGCAAATTTAGGATCATTGGCTTGTTCCTTGGTTACTTCCGGATGCGCGATGTCATTAATTTGAGCGATACCATTGTCGGTGCTAACAATTACTTTAGGTTCAACTATTCTCCACTTTCCATTTACCTTTTCTTTTTTATAGTTAATATTTTGTGCATCTGGTCTATAACCACTTTCAGTCCAAAGCAAAGAAGAAAGTACAGTTGGTGTTACCTGGCTATCTTTAGTTGTTTCTTTAATTATTGGACCAATGGCCGCATCGGGTTTTCTTTGAATTAAACCTTTATAAGTTACACCATCTTCAACTGATGGACCCACGCCTTCACCAGCGACCCCGGTTGGAGGGCTTTGGGTTGGTAGGGATGTTGGAGTAGCCATGGCACTCAAAACTTTACCTTCGGGCCTGGCATCTAGTTGTTTGGTGTATTCCGGAGTAGTTAAATCAAATCCTAAGATAGATTTTTCATCCGCCACACTTATATTTTGTTTGTACCATCCCCAATCAGCCTCACGTAGGGCCAACATATTGTTGTAGACCTCTCTAGTTTTATCATTTACCTTTCTATCTTCAACAGCGCCGGAGTATTTATTGGAAACTGAATTTATAAAGTTATCACCAAGAGTACCGGGTAAAAATGTTTTTACTTTGTCAAAGAATTTCTTTAATCCAACTGCCCTGGTAACACTTTCTTTTTTAATATCAGTATTTATTTCGTCCAGACTTTCAGCGGCGTAGGCTTCCTTGACAAATTTAAAGGCAAAAGTTGGTTGTTTTGGTACCATCGTCTGCTCTTTATTTAGATTGTTTAATTCATTTATTCGGTCGACCACATCGTTTCTAAGGTCGGCGGCTCTACCGGTATCTTTACTCATATCGGCATCGCGGTAGGCTTTTAAATATTTATCAATTAAAAGTGTTTTTTGGTGCAATCGTTTGATTTTGTCACTCTCGGATTGATCCGGACTGGTGATTTTGTCATTCATGGCTTTATATGCCTGATCATTTTGAGTTTTCAGATCATAGTAACCTTGAATCGTCCGGCCACTAGTAAAGTATTCGGATCTAGTCACACCGGAGAAGAAATTGTAAGCCGTACTTTTACCTAAAAGGAATCCGGAGGACCGGCCAAAGATACCAGTAATAAGATAATCCATTTTTACTGGTGATAATCCAGTTAATTTTCCAAGTTCCTTTGACATTAAAGATGTTGATTCGGTGGCGCGTAGACCGGTAGGTAGTGATTGAAGATAAGTATTTTCCAGTGGCAATACTTTCGGATAATCTTTTAAATTTAAAGCCGTCATCATTGGCACCTTGATTAATGGTGGGATCCAGGCGAGTAATGCCCGGACTGGATCGGTAATATCAAATTGTTGAGGTAGTATTTGAGCCGTACCGGAAATAAAATCACCGGTGGTGTAATTAGCGTCCAACATTTGATTCATCAAAGCCATTGAGACTAGACCACCGATCAATCCATATTGTTGAACCTTTATTTTTATCAAAGTCTTACCATCTGGGTTAGGGAGCCATATATAGTTGACCAACTCATTTGCTTCAATATCTCTCAATAAACGCTTCTGATCATCGGTGGAATTTGACATCATCAAGGCAAAAGCACCAATTGAAGCGGCGGTAATGGCCCCAAATACAAATCCAAGGCGCGCCCGGCTCTTTTTATCTCTTCCGGCTACTCGAAGCAACTGATCCATTACCTGAATGGTGGGATTGAAGAATGGGAGAGATTTAATAGCTACTCTTCCAAATTGGCCACCCCACTTACCGACATGGTGGAATGGTGCGGTAACTCTTCCGGCTTCTTCTAATGAAACTATTTGAGGTTTACCGCTTTTTCTTGATTTAATGTACTCCGAAGCCCTGGTACTAAGTTCTGAATAAGTTGAAGGTATAGATAAAATATCTAACCCTGTATTGATAGCATCAACCACTTTTAATAAACCTTTTCTCTCATTTCTTATTTTGGTTGATAATTCAGTGGGCGACATATCTTGCCAATGGGCGAATGTTTGTCTTTGACCACCTAAAACTAAGTATTCAAGAAAATATTGTGCTTCCGGACTGTCCTTACTCAATAACGCTTTAGAAAGGGTGTTAATGGCTGTAGCCAGTGGAATATTGTTATTGGTGGTGTTGGCGGCCAAAGTAATTTGATCCCCCATCCAGTTAGTTAAAGCAAAAGCCGGGAATAAACCGGTAGTACCTTTGGTGAAGGATCGGGAAACTGCCAATAAAACATTTTCAAAGGTTCCATAATTACCAGGTGTAATTGTTTCATCTAAAACGGTTTTAACATAGTTATCCCAAAGCACCGGTAATCTTTTACCATTCTTTCTACCCATTATTATATTGGTATCTTTTTCTTGTGGATACCGGAATGATCCGTTGGCTTGTCGGGACCTAATTAATTGTTGTGGTTGTGCTAGATCCGGGAATTTTGGTGCCAAGTTTTCGTTTACTTTGTTGTAAACAACCTGTCTATAGGCTTTTCTTATTATTTCTGCCTCGTTTTTAATACCAGAATAGACCGGATTTAATATGGTTCTCTTTGATCCTTTCCTTCGAAGTAATGATGATACTGTTGATTTACCCACCTTCACCGGGCCGGATGATCCTTGTTCCTCTCCCACTAATTGATCAAAGAATTGACGTTTGCGTGAAGCATATCCCTGTTTTTCGGTATATTCGATATATTGTTTTTTACTCAACATCCCCACTTCGTCCTCACTTAATAGTTTTAGACTCTCATTAGTCAATTTATCAAACATTAATTCGTCTTTTGAGAATCTATCCTTATTTTTTAAATAAGCATCGCTGGCTTCTTTTTTGGTGATACCATCTCGGACCAACATAGCATTTTGTTCATCATAAAGTTTTTGAGCGGCGTTGGTTTCTTCTACTAGGCTGATACCATCCTCGGAAATTAGTTTGGCGGCTTCTTCTAGACCCCCGGCTTCCTCTATTTGCATCATTAATTCATCCAGGGCCACTTTATACTCATTTAACAATTTGTAGTCAAAATAAGAGGCTCTAGCCACTAAGTAATAACCAAAAGAATCGGTGGTTTTGTCTTTTCCAAGGTTATCAATCAATGTTTTCCAGTTGTAATCAAGGGTTTTAGTAAATCCTTTACCGGAGACATAACGATAATATCCAGTCTTTCCAATTAAGTTGGTGGCCACTATTCCGCTAATCTGTTGGAATTGGCGAATATAAAGCGATGGATCTTCACCGGTCATATTTATACCAGCAATTGTTGACAACTTTTCAAACGGAAATACCATATCGGCCAATTGTGTCCGGACCTTATCGCCTAGCTTCATGAAACTCTTTTTGTCATACTTTACATTATCTGAAGTCACCCTAGCCCCGATTTTATCGAGTGGATCTAATCCCTGGTAATCTTCAATAAATTTGTTGACATCTTTTAATATTTGACCAATTACTGGTTCGTAAAACTTCCCATTTTCGGTCAAAAACTCAGTGACCAGGTTTGGATATTCCTGGGTAATGGTAGTGGGTTGCTCGGCATACTTTTGAATTAAGGTAGCCAATCCCTCTACTGTTCTTTTCTTCACTGAATCAGTCTTTTTACCACCGGGATAATAATTAGTATAAAGTTTGGTTATTTCCTTTCGTACCGCTTTGGTAGCCGGATCATATATTGGTTTCCCGTTCTCGGTAGTATCAACCACTTCGCGGATCCTGTCTGATATTTTAAATCGAGCATCTAAAAAGTGGGATATTTCGTGGGTAGCTACTGCTAGATCATTCATACCGTTTACCCGAATGTTTTGAGTATCAGTGTAATAAACTCCGGCGGCTCTCTTGGGTAAATAACCTTCTCCAATCAGTTTGGCGTATTTATCAATTAAAACTTCTACTGCTTTATATAATTTATAGTTGGTGGCTTCTGTTTTGGTTGGTCTTTGTTCAAATTTACCGATAGTTTCAGCACCGGCCGAAGCATTGGCACCACTTGGGACACTAGGTGACTTCTTTTTAACTGTTTTAGCTTTTGTCACTTCTGGTACCACCGTTTTTACTGGTACTTCTACTCTATCCGAAAAATGGACCGGTTTTAAATCACCGGGTTCGTTGTAATCAAATCTAACCTTGTTTCCATCGACTGCTTTAATAGCATCTTTTAAATATTCGTAATTAAATCCAATTTCTGGTAAACCTAAACGATCACCACCATCGGTTCTCACCGGCATTAATAAAGTACCAGGTACAATTCCTTCCGGGATGTTTACTTCTTCGCGACTTACCTTTAAATCAACCGATTTGGTAATTGTTTGACCATTCATATCTTTGTATTCGGCAACTAGTTTTACTCCACCTTCGGGATCTATCGATAATTTAGTAATTTTGGCATTTTGTTTGGCGTATGGTTCGATTTGCTTAACTGCATCCAAAAATTCTGTCTTATCAATCACTAATTCGTTTTTAAATCCGGAACTGTAAACCCTGGGGACATCTGGGTATTGACCATCAATTTTGCCAACTTGTATAGATCCATTAGGGCCGATAAATTCAACATAAGTCTTACTATCTTTGACTTCAATCTTTCCTTCACCCAAAAGGTTAATAAATTTATCGAGATTATTTCCCATAATGATAAATTCAGTATCTTTCGAGTTGATTTTGGCCCCTGTGGTCTGATAAGTGGCTCTGAATCCATCAGTAGACATGATTTCAAGTTGTCCATTATTCACCGTCATTCTAATGCCTTGGAGTACTGGTCTGTTATCATCAATTCCGATAGCCGTTTGAGCTTTACTTGCCGCTTCAATTAAATTTCCACTTAAAATGTCAAAAGCCGGGATGGTTTCTTCTTGCCACTTTACCGGGAAGTCGGTAGTATCAGCACCTTTGATTGCATCTTTTCCGACCATTGTGTAATAACCATCCGGTTTATCGGTATTTAATGATATTGTGTGTTCGAGGTCACTAAAATTCATTTTGCCATCTTTAACCTGAAAACCTTTGAGTATTGAAAATGTTTTACTAGACTTTTTATTTAAAGCACTTAAAACCTTTTCGGGTTGAATCTGCTTGGTTGGTTTAATATTTTTTACCTGTTCTTGGGCGTTAAATATTTCCTCTGATGTTATTTCTTGGACCGTATAGCCGTCTTTTTGTTCTACTCCTATTTTCTTTTGCGCGTTATCTACTGATCGACTAATCATTCTTAATTCATCTGGCGATAACTTTCTACCTTCAATGGTTCCAGTTCTCAAATATAATTTGCCTTCGGAAATACTATTTTTTAGTTCCTGAATACCTTGTGGATCGTTAATTTTTAATTTATTTATTATTTCATCAAATGTTTTGGAGTTGTTTACTTCCGATTTATATTTATAGACTGGTACACCTTCTTGTGTTCCCACCTTTACAAATTTAGAATCAATTTTTGGTGTACTAACCTTGGTATCAATCCATCTTTGAGTATCAGCGATGTATTCGTCATACCATTTTTTATCTTTAACTCCATTGGCTGATTGTTCCTCCGTAATAGTAGCCGGGGCTTTGTCTCTTAATACTTTGGCCGATTGAATATCGAGGTTGGCTTGTTTTACTTCATCCGTTTGTTTTTGGACAACTGTTTTTTCTTTAACTGGTTTTTTCACCGGCACATCTGCTCCATTTGAAGCATCCATTTGTTTTCCGATAGTTTCTGCCACCTTTTGATCTGCCAATACAATTGCTTCATCCAATGCGCGTGCTAGATCCGGACTTAATTTAGCCCGATCCATCATTTTTGAAGTAAACATATCATTACCGGCCAATTTTTCTCTAACAAGAATATCAACCAACTCTTTTTTACTGCCAATTATTTCATCTCTGGTTAAAACTGGCTCTTTTTTAGTAAATGTTTTTTTAGGGGGGGTAACTGGTGCCTCCGGTGGTGCTACTGGCGTTTCTGGTGTCACTGGTGACGTTTCTATACCTGATCCAATGGCCTTTGGCGGTCCCATTTGAACCTCGACATTAAAGTTTTTGCTACCAATCTTAAAACTAAGAGGTTTTACCCTCTCGGTAGAAATTCCGGCGGCATCTTTTAAATTAATGTTTTCAATCTGTAGTTTTTGCAATTCTTTGGCGTAGTATTGGACCTCTGAATCAGCACCAACCATTTTTCCCACTTCATCCGGATTTGCTCCTGGGTTTTTGGCGGTGACTTCACCGGTAATTTTCTTTACAGTGGTATCAAATGTTTCCTGGGCTGTTTTTATGGCCGGTTCGTTTGTTTTTAGGGCCGCCAATGCTCTTGGTTTAATTCCTAGTACATCTTTTATTTTATTCCAGTACGGTTTATCTTTAACTTCCAATAATTGTTTCGGAGTAATAGTTACACCTTCTTTTACGGCTCCCTTTTGTACACCTTTTTTATCTCCAATTTGTGAAAAGAAATCTTTTTGCTCGGCAGTGGTTAATTTACCAGTGGCTCTAATATCTCGGACCTGTTCGGGAGTAAGGACCACCGATTCAATGTTATTTTTGACAAAAATATCTTTGGTTAGTCTTTCTTTGATCGCCGGGACTTTTTGAAATGCCTTGACGCCCAAATAAAATTCAGCAATTAATTCAACACCGGCGATTGTTCTCAATAATGGATCCGGTAGTGTTTCTGGTAATAAATCAGTGAATGTTTTTGATCCGGGTTTAATTTTATTTACCAATGCTTCTTTTCCCTTCTGTACGGCGCTAAAAGCTCCTACTGATGCGATTGTTACCAGTGGGGCTTCAATCAATCCACCTATTAAAGCCAGTGACATGACGGCGGTGGTTAATTCTTCGGCGTTTGGTTGATTTCTTATACCTAATTCTTTAGTAATTTGATCTCTGGTTTTATCAGTTGGCATTGGTACTTGATCTCTCGATACATTTAATTTTTTAGCAATGGCACCTTGCAAATTATAATCAACTGCGCTTTGAGCCGGATCCGGCTGACCAATAAAAGCCGTTTGTAATTTACTCCAAAAAGTTTGTTTACTTGGAGTAGTAATAACTGATTTATCGGCATTTATTTTAGCAATAGTATTTTGTGCCTCTACTGGTTTTACTTCACCGTTGGTAAGCCAATCGTTATTATTTTTTATCTGTTCTGGTGACGGTGTTATTGGGGTAGTAATTGTTTTAGTGTCTTTGACCACCGACAATCCCATTTTAGGTTGAGGTTTAATCAAAGTGGCCGATTGATCAGCAACCGGAGAAACAATATTGTCGATCTTTACGTTTGGATTAAAATTATCTGGTATTTTTACTTCCGGACCATTGGCTTTAATATCTATCAATGCTTGGGTTTTTGGATCGACATTTTTAAAAGCGGTAGTAATTAATGCTCCAAGTTTATTAAATATATTTGGTTGAGGTGGGGTTACTGCCGGTTGGGCCACTGGTACTGGTTTAATTGCTCCGGCTTTAATAGCGGCGGCAAAGTTTTGGCTAGCACTACCGGTGGTAGGTATCGATGCACCAACACTACCCGTAGCATTTGCTCCGGTCGGTTTTCCATATTTAGCCGCGAAGGTTGATGATGCAGACATAGTTAAAGACCAAATAATTTATTGCGATAATCTTTGTTCATTTGGTAGCCACTACCTTGACCATAATCTTTACGGCCAGGATCAGTCAAACCACCAAATTGTTTTTCAAAATCATCCGGGGTACCCAAGCCATCATCCACCCATGCTTTTTTAGCCGCATTCCAAACTTCCGGTGGTACGTGTCCGTATGAATTAGCTTGTGAATATAAGCTTTGGACTAATATTGTTTTATTTTCTTTTGATATTTCAGTATCACTCTTTGTACTTGGTTTATCAGCTTTGCCTATCTTTCCAAGGTTTGTTTTACTAATTACTGCCCCTGTCTTTTTGTCTTGGACAATACTAATTACGTTTCCGGCGTTATCAGTCTCGGAAATTATTTGAGTATCGGGTTTGGATAACTCTGCCGCCGCGGTAGCTTTTTCTGTAAGTGTTTTTAATTGAGTTTGATCAACTAATAGACTGGCATTAAGATTAGTGTTTATTTTTTGGATCCGACCAACTCTGTTTGATTCTGCTAAAAATGGATTCTCGTTTACCATCGCGATTGCTTCATTGGCCTTGGTTTGTTTATCCAAAATTCGAGCATTGGTATCGTCAATTTGTTTTTGTAAGTCACTAACCGGGGTAATTGCACCACCAGCGCCGGGTGCTGATCCACCTGGAGCAATAGCACCACCATTCATCCCTAAATATTTTTCATTCGTTCCTGGGGCCAATCCTTGTGCCACATCGCTCTGCGCGACCACTTCCCTACTAACCATCGAGTTAGGATCACCGGGTATAGATTGATTTTTTTCTCCTAATTTTCCATCCAAATATCTTTGACCATCATACCAACCACCATTAGAAGGAGTAATTGTTTGACCGTTTTCTAGTTTTAATTGTCCATTAATTAATTGTGCCATTAGTTTTGTCCTCCAAAATTACCGGTTCTAGTTGGACCATTGTTTCCAAAGAAATCCGGAACTATAAACATTGGTTTTCTAATTCTTTGTTTTAATTGAGTTCTATTGGCTATTTTGGTGTAGCACTTGGCAATAATTATCTTGGCTTCGTTAATTGCATCATTGGCTTTATCAACATCAATATTTTTAATTAAATAGGCATAGGCTCGAAGTAAAATAGCTTCGTTGGTAGCGCTTGACCATCCCGAAAACATACTCTCACTCACATCCGATCCCATTTCCGAAGCTTGAATTAGTCCCCAAAAAATTAAATTATTAGTTCCATCCATATTAGATTTTGGAGTAAAAAATATTTGTCTACCGTATTCACTAAAAAATTTACTGTTTGATCCAGGATTCTTTTCAGTAAAGTTTAAAAAGTCGGTAAAATCTTTCTTTTCAAATTCTGAATCACCATCTAAACTCATTCTAAAAATAGATTCACTTTGGCAATTAGAAGGGTAGTCGTAATAAGGCTGATTTGCTACCGAACTGGTAACAAAGCCCTTTCTAATACTCGGCCATGGTTGTTCATCACCGGCCCATAAGTTAGCCCGGCTAATAGCTTTCTGTATTCTATCCGGTGTGAAATACGTCGAGGTAGAAACGGCTAGAAGCATTGGTGTTAATTCGTTTTGTAAATCTAATCTCGTTTCCATATTTTTTGCTTAATCTAGTTGGAATATATCATGAATAAATAACCTAACTTTTAACTTAATGTTTGACTTCTAGTTAAGGTCAAAGTGTACGCACCCAATTGAATTTTATTATCTTTGGTGTAAATCATTCCACCACTACCGATGTTCATTAAATCATTATTGGAATTATCCTTTAAATAAAATTTATTGCTAGAAGTGGTGAATAACCATAGATCACCACCGGAAACTGTTATACCTCCATAAGAAGAATCAGAATCTTTTTTAATGAGTACTGATTTATTATTATTAAGAACTAAATCACCACCGGCCACTTCAATTCCACCACTACCGGCCGTTGTTGCCTTTAAAATACCCTTTACTGAACTACCGATAACAAAAGCAATTACCGGTGATCCGGAAATAAGCATAGAAATATAATCAGTAGTATTACCAACCAAAACTAACCCACCGGAATCTAAAAGTATATTTGTACCACTTAAAGTAGTCGATGTTATTGTCCACCCTCCAATTACACCACTAGTAGCTGTAATTTTTCCGGTAATATCAGCATTACCAGCTACTAATTTTCCATCCGGAGTAATTCTAAATGGGGCCGATCCACGATTTGAATAAGAAGCACCAGCCCAAAACGGATAATCTGATGGTGAAATACCAGCGGTATTAGAACCGGATCCAGCTACTAAATAAGAAGAATTAATAGTGAAACCACCAATTGATCCAGCGGCAGCATAGATTGTCCCTAAAAATGAAGCATTGCCGGTAGTGGCATCAATGGCAAAAGTGACTACGCCGCTACTATTTAACCCCGTAATACCATTGGGAGATAAGGCTATTTCACCCGATACTCCATTTACATACTTACCAATCTTGATTGACCCAGACCTACCAAAAGAAAAACCACCGAGAATCTTACCGGAAATAGAATTAAGCATTGAACTGATTAGGTGACTGGCTACCACTGCACTAGGAAAAGGTTGTGCTGGCATTGATTCGGGGTTATCAGCTCCACCAACAAAGACGGAGTTGGTAGGACTTTGACCAGGAAATAATACTTCTGGTATTGTCTCCGGCTTTAAATTTTTTTCAGTCATGTTTAAAAATCAACATATATTTCATGGACTATCGGAGTTGTATTGGCACTTGGAATTAAAACTAACTTAACATCGAAGATTCGAGCATTAGAACCTACCAAAAATATTGGATCACGACCAGATACACATTGTTTCACATCACCAGCCATTTTCGCCTGTAAGTAACTACCAGATCTATTCAAACTATACCAAGCTTCTATCGCGCAATCTGTAGGGACAGTATCAGTAACTAATCTAATTTGAGTTATTGGTCTTTCGGCTGGTAGTTTAAGATCAAGGGTAATATATTCTGCCTGCGCTTTATTGACTGAATCAACCCTCATTAAATGACTAACTCCATCTTTTTTGTAGGTAACAAACACAACACCGTTAATTTTTCCCAAAGATCCAATTTCATCAGCATTAATATATTGTTCTAAGTTGTAAGCTAATACCCCATTCTTTTTATATCGCCCGTAGGACCAAATGCCACTATTAGCGCCTCCAAAAACACCGAACAGGGCCAAACCATCATCTTCTACCACTGCACCTGGATAACATTGACCATCCATTGTTAAGACTGGCATTTTGTCTCTTGTTGATGGGTTACAGAAGAATAATTTGTTGGTTCCACAATTCATCAACATGTATTCAGCATCGACAATAGCATTGATTGAAGGTACTGGTATCCTGGTTGGTGTTAAATAATTTAAATATGCCTGTTCCCAAGGGAATATAAAACTATTCTTTCGACCATCACCGGCACCAACCAATACTTGATCACCATAATCAATTAAAGTTTTAGCCACTACTTCTGGCCGGAGTAATAACGCTTCGTTCGTGTAGGATGAATCATAACCAACCATCGCCAATTTATTTCTATTACAAATTTGTAGCGCTCCATCAGCTTGCTTCATTGTATGCCAAGGGACACTGTCAAGGTTTGTTTTTTGCCAACTTCCAGAATTTACGTCGGTAGTCCAATTACCGGGTAACTTCATTCTATTTAGTTTTGTAGCAGTGGCCCAGTAAAGATAAGACAATGTGGCATCAAACCATTGATCAGCACCAATTATTTTTCCATCCGGATCCGTATAAACTACCGTAATGACACCAGCCGCCGTTCTTTTATATATTTTACCGGTATCTCCAAAGAAATAGGTATTACCATCATCAGCATTGACTTGAAACAGTGGTAAATCAACAAACGTACCGGCTCCCTCTTCAATCAAAGCCTGTTGACACTGTAAAGCATCTACACCGGATCGGATGTTTAAATTCTTTCCAAACTTAAAAGATCCATAAACTCCCTTCCCTTCATAATCCGATTTGCCAGCAATGTAAGACTTAATTTCAAACGCCATTTTTTATTTCCAGTCTTTAATTATTAAACAAATATCTAGTAATTCTGAAGTAACTTTATTTTCTTTGTCTAGTCGATCTACTTGGTTCTTTAAAAAGGTTATTTCGGTATCTGTAAACTCAATCTCTTTACCTTTGTCTTTATCTATATCCCATGCGATGCGATCTCCGACTTGTTTTAAATCAACTTCTTTTCTCTCCTCGGCGCTAATCTCTACTTTCTTAACAATATCCCGACAAGTCATTTGTTCCAAAATGTTGCCACTTTGGGGTAATAAAACAGTAATATTAATACGGTTCTTTAACAGTAGGTTCATTTTTTCTTCCTTAATGTATAACAAGTTGAATATATCATTTTTGCTCCCTTAGAATTTCATCGCCATTCTCGGTTAATATTTTGTCTCCGTTCTCTTGCAATAAATAACCTTTATATAAATCGCTGTAGCCGGTATTTTTTACCTGGTACTCATTGGTATAGACGGTGCCTTGCTGTGAATACTTACTATTATATTCAGTATTTTGTTTGGCATAATAATCAACAATCCCATTATAAATTATGCAATATCTTAGGTATTTTTTAATTGAAGTACTACCTAAGAATATGGTGTATTTTAATTGATCTGTAATAACCGGACTGGTTACTATTGAATATTTAAGAGTCTTTGGTATTGCCTGAAAGTAGGAATCACCATAAGGCGGATGGTCGCCATAAGTTGGATGATCACCGTAAGTTACTCTTTCACGAACAAGACCACTATTTAAAATCGCATATTTTAGTAATTTGGTTGTATTTTCAGCAAAGGTAAAGTTATCAATTAAAATCTTGTCGCCATTTTCTTGTAATAACCAATCACCATTTTCTTGTTTTAGTGCCACTGCGATTCGATAAGTCAGATCTTTGGTAATTGAAAAACCTTTTTGGATTTTATATTGAAGATCCTTAGTAATAGCCGAAGCGGTACTAGAAACTAAATACTTTAATGTTTTTGTTATTGCATCAACCGTCACCTGGACCCCGTAGGACAACGATTTGGCTATTTGCTTGGGAATAGATACTCGGTACTCTAAACTCTTAGTTGTGGCATCTGGGGTGGATAAAACGGTGTATTTTAGATCCTTAGTAATATCAATAACGTAAGTTCCGACAACATCATAGGTTAATGACTTGGTAATGGCGTGAGGTACTTGGATTTTATAGAGGAGGGATTTGGTTACAGGAGAAGAAGTGGTTTGTGTTGAGTATTTTAGTGTTTTTGTTATCGCGGCAACAGTTGAAGAAACGGCGTATTTAAGACTTTTAGTTATGGCGGCTGGTGGCGCTCTAATACAATACTTTATTATCTTAGTTAAAGCCGCCGGAGTTGTTTTAATTGTATAATTTATCGATTTTGTGACGGCAACATAACCAATACCATCAAGACCAATCGAATCACCAGTCTCTAATAATAATTTATCGCCAGTTTCAAGTAAAAGTAAATAATCGGCCATACATATTAGGAGACAGTGTAACCTTTAATCAACCTAGTTCCATCTACACAAGTTTCAATCATTGATACCTTCGCCGTAGTAGCCGCAATTGCATTATAAATGGCATTTAAATTAGTTGCATCGCTAACACCGGCGTTATCTCGAAGACTTACAACTGAATTAGCCGTTGTCACTATACTTTGTGGTCCGAATAAATATAGTTCATAACTGTTTGAAAGTAACAACCTAGTTTTATCTATATTAATAATGTGTCCCGCTGACGCCTCTGTAGTTAAATTTGTATTATCAATCGTTAGTAAATTCATATTTCCACCACCGTCACCCATGACTATTGACCCACCGGAAACACCGGCGTTATCATTTTGTTCTAAATGACAAGTATCAAGAATAATACTTGACTGGTAACCGTGTCCGGCCCAAATTGCGGCTTCTGTATTTCCTTCGAGTACCATATCCCTAAATACTAATGGCAGCCTAGAACAACTTTCTTCCATATAAACTCCATATTTAGTATTCCATTTTATCTCTCCAGAAAAACCTTCAAATACAACAGTGGTCATTAGTCCACTGTCAGCATTATTACCTCGGTAAACTCCATAGTAATTTCCTATTATGTAACAATTTCTAATATTGCAGGCGACTAGAGAATTTAATCTTATTCCATAAGCACCAACTTTGTTGAAATTTGTTATGACAAGATTATCAAAAACACAGTTATTTGCAAAATAAACTAGTGATCCAAAAGAAATTCCACCCAAAGAATTTACGTTACCGGTAACTCTAATGTCTCTTATAAAGGTGGCGATAACATTTTCGGTTTTTGCTATTTCAATTGCAATACCACTTCCCGTGTGTACTAAAACGGAATGCGATTCGCCAGTACCAAAAATTATCAAATTTGACTGGTCGATAACTAAATTAGTAAAGTTATAAGTTCCTTGTGGAACAAATACAAACCCCCCTGCATTGATTGCGCTTTGAAGAGCGTCGGTATCGTCAGTAACACCATCACCAACGGCACCATAATCTTTCACGTTTTCACAATTTTGTAAATTGTTTATTGCCAGCCTAACCTCATTCATGTGTCCCGCGAATAATTCATCACCCAAAGGTGCTGGCGAATCGCTTAGTATCTGACTTCCCGATTTGTTACCTGATGTCCAAGTTGTTTTCATTATTTTTTAAATAAATTCTACAAACGTACATCTTATTTGCTGATTGGCGGCAACGATGTGATTTGCACCATCAGTAGTAGTAAACGACGCTGTGTTAGAAACTCCAGTGTTTCCATTCAAACCTTTTAAAACACTTCCGTTATATAGTTGTCCGCCAAATCCAGTCATCAACGATGTTGCAAATGGTACTTTCTCACTTAATGTGGCTGCTGTAGCCGTCCCTAAATCAAACGCGGTGTAAATAGTTATTGTCATTTGGTTACCAATTAATTTGTAGTGGTTGGCTTGATATACCAAATTAGAAAGAACTCCTGCAGAAGCAGTCAATAAGCCATTAAACTGTAAACGTTGAGTTTCGAATATAGGTCTTTGAATTAAATTATCCGCATTAAACGTCGGTACTGTCCATGTGTATCCCGCACCAGCAGAAAGGGTAGCAGCAAAACGACCAATATTTACATAGGCATCACTAGCGGCAGCGTTAGTTATCGTAGAAATAGCGCAGTATCTTTCATCAGTGCTTGTAGTTCCAAAACCAGAATATATATTTATATGAGGAATCCTTGAAAAGCCGATTGTGACCCCATCAGTAACGTTATAACCTAAATAAACAAAGTAGTCTATTTCTTGAGTAGCCAGTTCGGTTGATCCTGAATTGCACCAGTTGGTACCGGCATTTTTGGTAACCGATAACGCGGCGGTTATTGAACGCATCACACCGCCGATCCGAACATAAACCGGATTGGTACTACTTGGATTATTCCCATCTAAACCTTTTAAGGCAACAGTCAAGTTGTTACTCGTTTGAGTAACGACAATTTTTCCATTCATTAAAAAACCTTCTGGAGAATTTAAAAGACTTTGAATGCTGGCAAGTAATACCGCGATAGTAACTTTCTTTGTAACTGGAGTTCCACCTGGATCAGAAACAACAGGTAAAATGTCTGTACTTAAAAGTGTAGTAAGTGCTGTAAGTGCTGTTATTTTTGAATCTGCCATATTTTTTATTTAAAATCTATAATATTTTCATCACCGCAAATAATTGCTTCACCGTTAGGGATAATAATTAGTAAGTGTTGATGATTTTGTCGAAGGTTCTTAGTTTGATAACCAAAACAATAACTAGTAATTGACGATTCTTGATCAGTGCCTATTAACATCCGAGTTTGAATATATTTGTGAACCAGCTTCATTGAGTTAGGATCAAAAGGGACCGCGTAAACTTGGGAAAATTGAGATGAAACCATTTTAAATACCGACAATTTTAATTGATCTACTTCACCTATCTGGTGAAAAATACCATCATCGGCATACTGTTTTAGAAAAGTACCATCGTTATAAAAAGCTTCCCAGCGCCACATTTGTGGTTCGACTGTTTCTTCTATTCCGTTTCTATTAAATTTCCATTCCATTGAGTTGGTTTCCTTTCCCCTATTGAGTTAGGGTAATTTATAAATTTAAGCTATTTCGTCATACTGGACATTGAGTGTTGAGGTGGAACCAGCAACATCAGCGGCATTAGTAATTATTTGATGAATTAAGTAATCAGTATAAGAAGTAGCGCCGGTAATTGATCCGGTTAAGGATCCGCCAATACCTAAGTTGGCAGTGGCCGGAACTGATGTTGGCATAGCCTGATCTGCCCCTGTAATAGCGACTTTGACCGGAGTGGCATAAGTTGGCGCGCCAGCGTAAGCCGATAGTCTAGCATTGGTTACGTGAGTTGCAGACCCACCTAGTGCTGATGATCTACAAATCTTTATATTTTTTATAGCAGATGAACCACCCATATTAGAAACACAAAGTCTTTGGTATTTAGCATAAGTTCGATTGCCAGGGGTGACAGGATAAGCGATTGGATCAAGGTTGACAGCGTCAACATCACCCATATTTGCATTAGTTATTGATGCTGTAACTGTTTCTCCGGCTCCATTCGATTCTGATAGTGTGACTGCTGCTGGCATATTTTTATTTTATTTAACTTCTAAGATATTGAGAATATATCATTAATTAATAAACTAAAGTTCGTAATAATAAACAGTTCCAGTTATTTTTCCACCGGCAGTAAATTTATTACCAACACCGGCATCAACTGTAATATCGGTTAAACCAGTGGTAATTGGAGTAGCGGCAGTAGGATTAAAAAAAGCTTTTGTATTAGTATCTTTGGCAACTACAATGCTTCCATTGATTGCTTGAGTAGCACCGGTTGAATATAAAGCGGTAAAGGCAGTTAAGGCAACTAAACCGGTAGCATCATCCAGGCCAGCAATAATAGTGTCATTATTTAAGACTGCGGCAATTAAAACGGCTTTGTTTGGCACTTGGACTGCAATTACATTAGTCCGGGCATTGGTTAAGGTCTTTTGGACTGATAAAGATTTTGCTTTCATTGTTCCGACAATAACATCAGGGGTATCACTTAAAATCCAGCGAGAGGTCGTAGAATCACCAATATTGACATAAAGACCGTTACCAGAAGCATCAGTTTTAACAAAAGTGGAACCTTTGGCAAATCCAGCATATCCAATAGGGACCGTCAAACCAGAAGCGGATAAAATATTTCCATCAGAATCACGACTGATAACTTTATTGGTTAAATAAGGAAGTCTTGATGTCAAATAAGCCGCTTCGTAAGTTGTTCGTAATGCGGATGCGATCGATTCAATTCGGTCTATCTCATTTTGAGTTGATTTGGGAAGATCTGTTTTTATTTCAAATATCATTCTTTTATGTTTAAACCTTTAATTGGCTTAGTTGTGGCCGGTGGAGGAAGAACCACTGGCCACTGTAAATCAATTACGTTTAGACATAGAAGAAACCTTCTACACCAGCTTTTCGGCGCTCATCAAGAACCTTACCACCATATACTGCTAGACCCTTATATGCTTTACCGAAGTTTCCAGTTATGGTTTGTTCGATTTCGCTTTTGGTCATTGCCATTGCAAAAGTGATAAAGGATTTGTGCATACCTAAGCAGTGGTACCCGGTTGTGTTGTTTCCAGCAACTCGGTTGGTTTTGATAACGTGGAATCCATCAACGTCACCAATATACCCTCTTCGAACTATATCACTATTGTCCATTCCAGGATTCATGATTAAGGTATCAGCCTTTTTCAATAATCCAGCGATTTTTCCGGGAAGTAGTAAATATCTTTCACCATCATCTGGTACGCCATCGACTGTACCATCGCCATCGAGCTTGGTACCCATATCGACAATGTAATCATAGATCGTGGTTTTAGAAACTTGGAGTTTAGAAATTGCTTCAACTACGTAAGAGGCACCAGTGATTGCTCCACCATCGTACGGATATGTTTTGGAAGCGACTTGATCATCCTCATCATCTTCAACTACACCTTCTGTAGTGCTAGAAACTGATTTAACTCTATACCATTTATCATGTCCAACTGCTTTGATCCCTCGGCCAACCCAAGTGGAAGCAACGGGAGTACCACCAGCGACCACAAAGGCACCTGTTTGAGTGGTGATTGTGATTGTCGTAGCATCATCAGCATCAGTTCCGATACGATTTCCGGCGGCAACGTCAGTGTAGAAAGTACAAATGTAAGTATCAATCAATTTAGCAAGACCTTTGGCGGTATTACCAACCAAATTACCTTCTGGATTTTTGATCCAAGAGTGGAGTTGATCAATCGAGAGAATTTTGAAGTAATAACTTTTTTCAACATCAGTTTCAAGCAAGCCAACACTTTCTTGTGGCTCATCGGCGGTCATGTCAGCACCGGTGTAATTTTCCCAAGCAATGGATCCGAAAGTTAAGATATTCAGTTTGGTCAGTTTATCTTTTACTTCACCTTCGTAATCTTGATTGGTGACATCCATGGCAAAGGACTTATCAAAAAAGAGTTCAATAACTTTTGTGCTGAAGCCTTCAGCAACTTTTGTAGCGTAGTCGTTCATTTTGTTTCTCCTGTAAAGGAAGTTAAAAATAATAATATTTCTAGCCGTTCTTTATCAAGAGAGTTTGGCTTAATTAATGAGAATATATCAATGCAAAAAAGAAAGTGTCAATAGAGTAGGTTTTAGATCTCGGCTTTGATTTTGTGCTGTCTCACCAATTCATTGTATTTCTTAGGACTGTTTATTCTCAAAGTTCGGATCTCATCGGCAGTTAAACCCTTTCTAGGTGGCTGTCCCTTTCCAGGACCACCAGGGGAATTAAACAATGATCGTTTGTGTTCAACCGGAGTAGTTGGATTCTCATATAAGAATATTTTGGCTAGATCTTCGAGTGGTAAACCTTTTCTAGTTGGCTTATTGGCAAAGCGTTTAAAATCTTCTTCTCTGCCTACAATTTTGGCAAAACTTTCAGCAAAGGTTGAATCATCCACAAAGGCGTTTACCTTTTCACCCCAAGCCTTATCATTATTAAATTCATTTGATTTAGCCCGGATCTCTGCATTTTCTTGTTTAACTTTTTCCACTTCGGTCAATGCTCTTTGTTCACCGGAAGTCATATCATCCCAATCCTGGTATTTAGTACGCATAAAATCTTCGGTTACTTCAACTACCTTGTTCTTTTCAGCTTCCAACCTCTGTACCTGTTCGCGCAACACCAAAGCCTCTTGTTGTGATGCAATTAGTTTTTTATCTTTCTCATCCTCTACCTGTTTCTTTTCATTGGCGATTCTTTTAGCTTCAATAGCTTCGGCCTCTTCTCTAGCTACTCTTTCTTCTTCTGTTTCTCCATCATCATCATCATCCTCAACTTTTTCGATAATATCTTTAAGTTGATCCTCTTTACTATTGTCCTGATTCTTTTTGGCCGCTTCAAGGGCATCTAGATCAACCGAAGGTTTGTTGTGTATTCCTACTGTCATATTTTTTTACCGTCCCAATTAGGGGTTTGGTTTATTAAATAATAAATAATTTAAAGTGTTTTTGCTAAGGCAACCATCTCGGCTCTTTTCATTCCGACTTTGTAGCCCTTACCTTTCAATAGATCTCGTAATTCACTAAATGATAATTCGGCAAACTCACCTTCATTTTCACCACCAACTACTGCACCGGATACTTTATCTTCAACCACAGGGGCGCTCATAGCGGCGGAATATGTCTCTAATTCTCTTTTTGTTAAATATTGGCTTCGGGCGCGTAAAAAGGCGGCCTGATCTGCACTTAATACTTCAACATCAGTTGCTAATATTTCAGCTAACATTTGTTGTGTAGCTACTGGTAATTCTTCTCTATTTAATTTTTCAGACATTTTTTGTTTTTAACTTTTAATATTACTTAACTAAAAAGAATATATCACATCTGTTTGGTGTCAAGTTTATCCGACAAAGTATGATAATAACGCTCAATGGCTTTCTTGGCTCTTTCCGGACCATATAAAAACTGTTCCAATACAAAAATATTCTTCAACCTGGCTTTCAACATCATTGATTTGTCGGTACCCTCTTTGGCTTCAACTAGTTCCCGGCCAATTCCATCTTTCAACCCAACAATAAACTTCCGAAAAGAATCAAGGTCTACCGGCTTACCTTCCATTTGCTTTAAATGTTGAAAGTAATATTGCCTTTCCTCTACTGATAATTTATTGAATCCACCTTTTAATTTAGATACAACTTCATCGAGTATGTTCATATTTTATGCTGTGGCTACTGGTGGAGTCGCTGTAGGCATGATTGCCGGAGGATTACCACCGCCATTGGGATTAATATTTAACATTGATGATTGCATTAATGAGGCTTTGGCGGCCATTTCTATATTCTTCTTCTCTTCATCCAACACCTGTTTCTTTTCGTCCGGTGTCAAATTAACAATATCGAGTAGTTTCTTTTTATAGATTTCATCAAAAGTATTATTACCGGGGAATTTACTTTTTACTCCATCAAGATTTTGGACCTGATCAAGATTTTGTTCGGCTTTGTCTTTTTTAGATATTACCTCGCAACTGTAACCGGCTTTACTACGCCAATCTGCCGGTCCTATCTCACGCGTAAAGACATTTCCTCGATAACCCGACTTAAACAACTTCACTGCTTCTATTTCATCACCCATGGCCTCTAACAACTTAATGTATTTGGTTCCAAGGTCAAGCCAATTCTGTCGATAGAATAAAGCCATTGATTGAATTACTTTAGTAGCATTGGCATCGAGTAGAGTAACTTCTCCAAGTGTAATTTGTTTTGGTTGGCTCACTCCCTGAACAATAGCAGTAGCGTTTGATGCTTTTTCAGCAATTGTAGTGACAAAGTTAAGGTTTTCAATCTCATTGGCTAATTGTGGTATTTCAATATGTTGGATAATCGCTTTGGGATCACCGGGGATTGCATACCAACCAAACGGTTCCGGTTCAAAAGTTTCTGGTACAAAGCCAACACTACCATCTTCGGACATTGCGGCGGTAGCATCATAGAAATTCATACCCATATAAGCCAAGGTTCGATTCTCTACCATTTGGCTAAACCAGGAATTAGCAATTTTATTAGGTACTCTTACAGAATCAGCGGGGGCATCAGTCCAAAAGTCACTAGCTTCCAAATCTTCGGCCCATGATCCATAAGGAAAATGATTACGCCAAAAGTGATCCGGAGTAATACCAATCACCGTTTCTAAAAATTCAGCATAAAGTATTTTGTTTAACCCATTAAAGGCGGCAGATACAGTAAATATAATCTCTTCATCATCAACATCTTTATTGTAAACCTTGATAAATCCCTCTTGCATTTCCACCAGTGTTTGCCCGACCATTGGCAAATCAACATCATCCACACCCAAATCGCGCATTGCATTGTTTTTTGTTCTTAGTTTCTCTTCGTTCTCCGATCCCAACTGCATACCCTCGTCACTTTGAAAAAACTTTTCAATATCGGAAACTACAGTCTGATCATACATTGTATTCAGCTTCAAATCGGCTAAAGTTGAAAATATATTACCCTGAATTAAGTACCTGGCCGAATCAATATCGGTAGGATCAATTAACCGATCAACTCTCATGTCCTGGGGATGTACAATATCCAACTTAACCTTGCCTTTCTTTACGTTCCACTTCTCAAAAGTCCTTCCAAATATTAATGTTTGTTTTTTATCTGCCTTGTCTTTTAACTCTAAATGATTATCTTTAACCACAACATCGGACCAATATTGGTTATAAAACAATTCTTTTTGTTTATCATTATCAAGGTTGGTAAACTCCAACTCCACAAAATCATCAATCCGGGACAACAATGTTTTCATTGTCCCCTTCATTATGGGTAAATTCACTGATTGTCGCTGTGTTAAACGGTTTACAATGACCTTATCGCGGTACAAAGTGTAATTTTCCCTCCAATCCTCATGGCGGCGTTCTTGGAACTCATAGCCCTCATCATTGGCGGTTCTGATGCGATATTCTAGTTCGTCTTTGGTGATTATTGTTTCACTAATATTATTCATGCGGAAGTCTCTTTGGTAATTAACAGGAATATATCATCTTTTCACTTCGACTTTAAGCAAACGGTTTAACTGTACTGTGAGATACTGAACCGGGGACATAAATTTTAGGTGTCTTTGATGTAGCCACCGCAAACATCCTGAAAGCATCAGCACCATGGCTAGACCAATCATGTTTGGCCATACTTCGGTATATTTTATTAGTTTCATCATATTCTTTGTGGTAAGAATTTAAAGCCGCAATACCCTTGTCACACTTCTCTTCGTCAAACCAACAACTGCCTAAAATCCTTCTCACTGCCTCAATGCCATCATCAATAGGTAAATTAGGTACAATTTCAAAATTAATACCTAATTTCTTTGCCACTTCCCGCCTCGATACTCCGGTGCCAAGTTCTCTCACTGCCAAATCATGTGGTCCATAATGTTTTCCATATAAATATCCTTTCTCATTCAATACCTGGGCATAGTGAGATAGTCCCTCTCCTGAATTTTCGTAATAATCAACTATTCTTTTCTCACTCTGAGTCCTTTGTACAAACCAAATTGTAGTTGAATCATCCATACCCAAGTCCCAAAAAGTATCAATCGGGTATCGTGAAATAATAGGTACCTTTCCAATTCTTCCATCATCCCTAACCTTATTCATCTGTTTACCGTAATAAGCCCCCATCATTGGTACTTCCCATCTATTAAAATACTCCTGATAATATAAGGCATCATCGTTGTAAAGATCAACATACTCCTGGCGTATTTCTTCCAACTTTTCATCCGTATATTGGTGGGTATCATTTACTGTTAATAATTGATTAAACCATCCAAGTTTTTTAGCCATTTGATACATGGTAAATCCATGATTCTTACCTCTGGCCGTATAATTAAATATTGCAAAACCACCGTTCTCATCAAGTATTGGTTTTAGGTAGGCCCACACCGCCGGATTCTGTAAAGAATATTCTGTAAAAACCACACCAATAGGATTTGACCCAACAATAGAATCAATATTATCCGACCCTATGATCTGAAAAATAGAATGGTTTTTAATCTCAATCAACATTTCTGTATTGTCAGTTCTTAATCTAATTTCTTTTGGGATATGATCAGTAAATTTAAAGCCTTTAGCATCCATACCGTTCCAAATAATCTTTTTACCTTGTTTATAGGTAGGAGCAATATAAAAATAGGTACCAACCCTATCTAGCATCTTCTTTGCAATTATGTTCATCAACACCTTGTCCTTGCCACTTCTACGAGGCCACACGCACACTGCGCGGGTACATCCGCTATCCATTGCCTTTAATATCGGTTTTTGATAGTCTCTAGGTTCAAAATTGCAAGGCAAAGTTACTATCATTCCTTTGTTTCTATTTTTGAATAATCTATTGTTTGGATTGTTAGTGGTTGATCATCTTTACCAGTAACTTCGTTCTTTTGTTTCCAATTTAAATAATTGGCGGCACATAACCCGGCAAAATAGCCATTGTACTTACCACTTAGGGTATTTGTCACCAATATTTTCTCCTGAAATTTCTTCGCCCTATTAATGGCACCGAAAAATTCCGGGTATTCCTTCGCCCAATTGCCAAGAGTATCACTATCAACACCAATCTCACAACAAAAACCAGCTAATGTCGGTAATTCACAAGGGATTATTTCATTTACTTTATAAGAAATTGATTTTTTGCTATCCCATTTCTTTATTTCGATAATCTCATAAAGAGGTTTGTCAAAATATTTTAAAATCTCTGAACAATATTTTCGCTTATACTTCGTCGGCCTACCTACATGGTAGTTTTTCTTCGGAGTAGGAGCGGTTTGGCTTTTCGCCGTCGCTATTTTACTCATAATTAAATTGAATATATCAGATTATGCTTCGGCCTCAACCTCTTTAGGTTTTGTGGCCTCGGCAATTTTACTCTTCTTCTCTTTAGCTTTCTTACTAATGCTATCCACCAAACTCATTACCTCATCCATCTCCACAAAAAATCGAATGTGGTGGCCGTCAATCCTCTCCACAAAAAATCTCTTCACTCCGGGCGGCAATAACATATTCACTGCGGTTAGTTTGTGCTTTCCACCCAATTGAAAGATCCTGGTAGCTAATAGTTTTGGTCTGGTTTCTTTATTACCCAAATCTAATTTCTTCTCTCTCTCTTTGATCTCCGGTGTCTTGTCCGGTTGAACAATGTTTAGTTTCTTTTTTGGCATTTTATTTTGTTAAACCTTTAACTGCCCACATTATGCTTTCCTCTAATTTAGTATTAGCTACCGCCTTTTCTCTACCACTCTCCGGTGTGGCAATTAAAGCAAATGATTTTTCCAACTCTTCTGCCGTAACTTTTATGTGTTCCATTAAAGTTTTTTCGGCTTCATTTAATTCTCGATACTTTCTGTGAAATGTGTCTGACATTTTTATTTTTTAAATTGTTAAAATGGAATATTTATATATAATCGTTTCAATTCGCTTCGATCACTTATTACTTTTAATATTTTAATTAGGTACGGATGTCTAAACGATTCATCATTGGATATTTTAATCTCATGGTTCTTTGTTTCAAAATATTGGTTTGATCTGTTAAACGTCAGCCTCACGCCGGGTTTTGCCCCCTTGTACTCAAAGGTTGTTGTGTAAATGACCACAATTAAATATGAACTATATTTGACGGAAAGTCAAATGGATTCTATAAATCGGATATTGGTTTTCTTTATCTTATTTAAAAACATTTTTTTCTTTAATTTATAGATTCCGGTTAAAAAGCCCTTAACATCCTCCACGATCCGAATATCAGCACCGTTGACGGTATAGGAAAAATCAGCTTTATAAACTATTCCGCGCACTTTGTTACCCTCCGCGTCAACAAACTTCTTTAAAATTACGAATTTCGGTTGTTGTTTTAATTTGCTAATACATCCGGATTCTAACTCCATCGTCAATTCATTACACCGTTCCGCTTCGGCCTTTGAATCGTGTAGGTGATTTTTATTACACCGGGATTTAATAGCATGGTACTTATTACCAGGATTGCCGGATTTCTTAATCTCTTTTTGGTACTCCTCAATTGTCATTTCTTCCATAATTGTTTTTGGTAGGGGTGGACTCGAACCACCAAGGCTCTCGGTATAGTTGCTGTTACAACACCTAGTGAGCCATATTTTACAGTCTACAAACTGCCATTCCTGTAGTCACCTATCCAAGTGGGGACCGACTGATTTGAACAGTCCTAGGCGTAAAAAAGCAGGTTTTAGCCTAGATTCCATCTGATCCCCGATTATTGCTCTTCTGTAGGGCCGTAGGACAAACGATTCCTTACCGGCCCGATGCTCTATCCCTATTTTATCTCACCAGTAGCCACCCATGTATCAAGTACTTCTTTGGCACTATCTTTGGCCGCCTTCTCCACCTGGTAAAAGTGGGTAGCGTATTTACTCGCCGGACCATTGTGAATCACTGCAAAACTAAATGCCGGATTAATAATCAACACCCAGTCAATACCAGCAAACAACATGATAAAAGAAGAGATCATGTATATTACGGCTTGGTTCGCTTTCTTCAATCTACCTTTTAAAATAGCTACTTCTTGATCACCGTCAAGGTTATCAAAAACTAGGTTTGGTTTTACTTTATTTTTAATCATATTAATTCTCCCTATCCATTCTCGACACACTGATTTTAGCAGTGGGGAATAGTTTAATAACCGAAAGACGGAGATTATCAATCAAAAAAACGATTGCTTCCTCTTGCCGACTATTAGCCTTAATATCTAACATAAACATTGCGGAAAACTTTTTGTTTTCCATTTTCTTTTTTTCTTCCATATTCTTCCTTTAAATTTATAATTATTTAATAACAGCGGTATGTTCCACTCCATCGATAGTAACCGTAATTTCCTTACCGGATAAACTAATTTCTTTTTTCTCTTCTTCCTTCTCCACCGGCAATCCGGTTTCTTTCAATATTCCGTATTCCAAAACGGCTCCTTTTTGTGGATCAAACTTACCGCAGGTTATGGTTTTTTCTTCATTATTGATATTTCTCCAAATACAGATACCGGCGAATATTTTGGTTGAAAAAGATAGTACCAATTTACAGGTAATTGATAATACAGCCTCGATGCCCCATCCAGCCTCGATGCCCTCTCCAGCCTCGATGCCCTCTCCAGCCTTGATGCCCCATCCAGCCTTGATGCCCCATCCAGCCTCGATGCCCCATCCAGCCT